GGGGTGGCGGTAGAGCATATGGGGCTACCCTGGCCGGATCGCTACGATGATACGATGTTCATGTTGTATCTGATGCATCCCCTAGCCGACAAGTTGTCCCTTAAGCCGTCAGCCGAACGCCTCCTGGGGCTACCCCCCGACGAGCAGCAGGCCGTCTACCGCTGGCTTAAGTCCCACTTTAAGGGGCCGTTCGTCAACGGTGAGAAGGAGATCACTGAGACCAACTTCGGGGGCTACATTGGTTACGCCCCCTACGAAATAGTTGCCCCCTACGCAGAGGGGGACACATTCCGTACCAACGGCCTGTCCGAGCTACTTATGCCCCAACTGGAGGTATCGGGGCAGATGCCCGCCTACGAGCGGGAGCTCAAGATAGCCAAGATAGCCTACCACATGGAGTTCGTGGGGGTCAAGGTGAACCGGGAGGCCCTGGAGCGGGACTTCGACAAGTACCAGAAGATACAGACGGCCCAAGAGGAGGTTATCCAAGGCTATCTGGGGGACGTAGATTGTTCAAAGCCCCGGCAGATCGCCGCCGCCCTGGAGGCTAGCCCCTACGCTAAGCCCCTCAGGAAAACCCCTACGGGGCTGCTATCCACAGCCAAGGACGCCTTGGAGGAGGCGGTGACCGAGCCGGGCCTACTCAAGGCCCTCCGCTACCGGGGGACCCTCCATACCCTGACTAGCAACTTCTACAAGAACTGGATCAACTTTAGCGAAAGGGATGGGAATGTTCACCCCTCATGGAACCAAGTACGCTCGGATAAGGGCGGCGCGCGCACCGGCCGGTTTAGCTGTAGTGAACCCAATTTCCAGAACGTGCCGACGGAATTTGACGATAGCGTACTTGAGGGGCTCGACATACCGTTTATGCGGCAGTACATCCTCCCCGATGAAGGGGAGATCATTGTGCCTGCTGACTACAACGGGCAGGAAATGCGTATCATGGCTCACTATGCCGAGGGGCGGGCCATGGAGATTTACCAAACCGACCCCACCGCAGACTTCCACGCCGTTGCCTCAGCCCTTATCCTACAATATACCGGGCTACAGGTCCCCCGGAAGATGTGTAAGATTGTGGGCTTCTCTCTACTCTATGGGTCGGGCGTTACGAAGCTGGCTCAACAACTGGGGGTAGACTATAACACGGCAGCTCAAATCAAGAAAGCCTACTTCAAGGCGATCCCCGGTCTCCAAGCGTTCGTTGATCAGTTCGACACGCGTACCCAGGTCAAGACCTGGGGCGGGCGTGTGCTCCCGGTGGAAGAGCCGAAGCTGTTCAAGGGGTCCTGGTGGACGTTTAACTACAAGCTATGTAACTATCTCATTCAAGGTAGCGCGGCGGATCAAACCAAGGAAGCCATCGTGCGGTACGACGAGTACAAGCACCACGGGAACCTCCTGATGACCGTCCACGACGAGCTAGTGATCACGGTTCCCCGGGAGCACCTCAAGACTGAGGTGACGATCCTCCGCGCCGCGATGGAAGATCAGCCGGGATGGGATGTACCGTTCCGCTCGGAAGTGAAGTTTGGCGAGGATTGGCATAACCTGGAGAAGTACATAGAAGTAAACCAGGCTGGGAGGGATAGCCGAGGGATGGGAAGACAAATGGAAGAATTTAGTTCAAGTTCTAGGGACGGACCACTACATATGAGAGGTAAATAATGAACCGGCCTACTAGACACTCTTACTCCTCTATCTCCACCTACAAGGAGTGCCCCCGGGAATACTACTACAGCTATGTACTCAAGCTGCCGTCGCCCCCGAGCGCGCCCATGATGAGGGGGACCCGGCTACACAAGCTATGCGAGGACTATATGGGGGACCCTAACAAGGTCAGCCCGGTCCCCTATGATGTAAAGAAGATAGGGCTGAAGCTCCACCACTTCCGTACCCTGGGGGCCTCCCCCGAGGCGACCTGGTTGGTGGACGAGAACTGGGAGCCTACGACCGACCAAAGCAAGGCCCGCGTCAAAGCCATCGTTGACGTTCACTACGTACAAGAGAAAGTGCTCTATTGCTATGACTACAAATCTGGACGACAATATCCTTCCCATTACGATCAACTTAATCTTTACGGTGTCCTCGGACTTATCATCTACCCCGACGCAAGACGTGTTGAGACAGGCGCTATCTACATTGATAGCGGCAATACCGGCGCAACCGATTCCATGCTACGTGAAATGCTGGAGCACAGCCGTAAGCGGTGGGACGGGGACATTGTCCGAATGGAACGCGATACAAGACTTGATCCAACTCCTGGAGACCACTGCAAACGCTGTACTTACTCTAAGTTCAACGGAGGCCCCTGCGAATCCGCCGCTTCCAAATAGCCCCCCGATCTAACCAAAAAGAGGTATAATCTATTTTGGAAAGCCAGATTCAGCGCAAAGTGGTGGAGTTCGCGCGCCACCGGGGCGTAATAGCCAGAAAGCTGAGTTTTGGGGAGGGCTGGCCCGACTACATGTTCTTGTGGAAGGGCCGAATCCTCTTCATCGAGTTCAAGCGGCCCGGGGAGCGACCTGGGCCCCTACAGGTCTACGTTATTGACCTGATTAGGAAGCAAGGATTTGAGGTGATCTGGGTAGACAATTTAATCGACGGTCGAAAGGCCATTAGGAGATTCGTAGGTGAACCCGATAGTAGTTGACAACTGGAGAGACTTCTCTCGCATCATGATAGAGACCAAGGACCTGGACCCGACCTATCCTGTCCTGCGCGCTCTATTTGACCTCCACGACAGCGAGTGGAACGGTCGATTCATCCTCCACTACATGTGGTTCTATAACCTCCGGGACGCTTACAACGTCGCCGGTAGCACCACCGAGAGGACCTTCTGGGATAAGTGCCGCGTTGACGGGGCCGCAGACTTGGTTAAGCGCCGGGGGGCCCGTAGGCACTTCCGGGGCGCGGTAGCCTCCAAGGCCATCGAACTGATGTCCGGTAAGGGTCTGACCCCCGCGCAGATCGTAGCCGATATGCACAAGGAGCACTACCCGGCTATGGTAAAGCATATCCGCAACCGCTACGAGGGCTGCCAATTGGGCCCCTACTATATCTGGAAGCTGATGGATTGGTACGACATCTGCCTCGATTGGCCGGTCACGATGTCTATCGAGGACGCGATCAAGTATATGCCTGACGTGCCTAAGCAGGCGGCTGCGGACTTCTTCCCCTACAACGACCTCCGGGATACCATCAGGATCGTCCTCGACCACGTATCTCAGTTCGACCACCCGGTCAAGGTCGGGGAGAAGTGCGGCCTGGGCGAGGTCGAAACGGTCATCTGTACCCTCAAGGGCTACCTGAAGACCAAGGCCCACTGGATCGGGGAGGACATAGCCGACGCTTGGAACCTCCTGGGGGACCTGCCCCAAAACATCACCGAGCATATACCTGCCCGGATACCTCAAGGCCTGTACGTTCGCGGGGAGTATCGCCATGTCGCGTGATTGGATGCCGAAAGACTACCAGGAAAAGGCTATTGGGTTCGCCCTAGCGCGGGCGGGCTGCGGGCTTATGCTCGACCCCGGCCTGGGAAAGACCTCTATCACCCTCGCCTGTATCTCTATCCTCGTGGCCGAGAAAGAGATCAGGAAGACACTTGTGGTCGCCCCCCTCCGGGTTTGCCACACCGTCTGGCCCAACGAGGGCAAGAAGTGGAACGACTTCAACCATCTGAAGATCGCCAATCTCTGTAACCAGCCCGAGGCCGAGCGCAAGAGGCTGATAGCCGCCCCCAACGATGTCTACCTCATCAACCCGGAAAGCCTGGTCAAAATCCTTCCTCTCCTCACCCGGGACTTTGACCTGCTCGTATTGGACGAGAGTACGAAGTTCAAGGACACTACGACTCAGCGCTTTAAGGCGCTCAAGAAGGTCCTGTTCGGCTTTAAGCGCCGTATGATCCTAACGGGTACGCCTGTGCCTAACGGGGTAGCCGACCTCTTTGGGCAGATGTTCGTCGTGGACTTCGGGGAGTCGCTAGGGAAGTACATTACCCACTTCCGTAACGAGTTCATGCATCAGGTCCCGGGGAACCTCTACGAGTACCACCTTAACCGGGGGGCCGAGGACATCATCTATAAGCGGGTAGCCGATAAGCTCCTGCGTATGGACGCCCGCGATCATCTAGATATGCCCGAACTAGTCAACAACTTCATCGGGGTCGAGCTTCCGCCTCACCTCAGGAAGCAATACAAAGAGTTGGAAGACAACTTCGTCACCAAGATGAACGACAACGAGTCGGTCGCGGTGTTTAACGCGGCCGCAGTCGGTGTTAAGCTCCGCCAGATGGCTAACGGGTTTATCTATACCGACATCGAGACAGATCGCAGGACGATAGACCTCCACGACGAGAAGATTGACGCCCTAGAGGAGTTGATCGAGGAAATGCAGGGCCGACCCCTCCTGGTCGCCTACGAGTTCCAGGCCGACGCCGACCGGATACTCAAGAGGCTCCCCGAGGCCATCGACCTGGGTAAGGTCAAGAACCCCCAGATCACCATCGACCGATTCAACAACGGCCAAATCCCGGTACTCCTGGCCCACCCGGCTAGCGCGGGCCACGGCCTGAACCTCCAGGAGGCTTGCTCTACCGTCTGCTGGTTCGGCATCACGTGGAACCTAGAGCACTACCAGCAGCTTATCGCCCGCGTCTGGCGTCAAGGTCAGATCGCGCCCATTGTAATGGTCCACCACATTGGTACTAAGGACACCAAGGACGAAGATGTAATGAAAGCCCTGGAGTACAAGGATCGTACCCAGACGAGATTTAACGACGCACTTAAAGCCAGGAGGGCTTAATGACCATTTTGAAGATACATGGCTGCTCGGGGGCGGGTAAAACCACCTTTGCCCGCTCCCTGATCGAAGCCGCCGCGACCATCGATCCTCTACACGAGATCAACAACAAGCGCAAGACCGTGGGCTACCGCCTCGACCTGCTGGAGCTAGACAACCCTGTCTTCCTCCTGGGGAGCTACGAGAACGCTTGCGGGGGTGTCGATACGGTCGGCACCGCCCAAGAGGTCATGGAGATGATTGACCGCTACGCCAAGGAGGGCCACGTGGTACACGAGGGCCTTCTCCAGAGCACCTACTACGGGGCGATGGGGGAGCACTCCAAGAAGTACGGGGGCGACTACATCTATGCCTTCCTGGATACCCCGATCAACGTCTGCCTGGACCGGGTAGTGGAGCGCCGCGCTACCAACGAGAGCAAGAACAAGTTCAACCCACAACTGACGAGAAACAAATGGACCACGATCAATCGACTCCGCGACAGGCTGCTCCTGGAGAAGGAGCACAAGGTAGCTATCCTCAACTACGAGAAGCTGCCCCTAGCCCAGCTCCTACAGCTTTTGGAGCCCCGATGACTATCGGCTCCACCCCTATGTCCGGGGCAGGGTACAACCGTATCCGGGGGGCCCAGCTGGAGCTAGACCGCATCATGGAAGAGGAGTTGGTTAAGTCTGGCTGGTCGAAAGGCTGGCGCAAGAAGAACAACCTCACCTTCTGGATCAAGCCCTTCCCCAAGGAAGGAATTGTAACCGCGACCTCTCTTGAGGACGCCCTCAAATGGGAATACGAGCTATGAGCAACAATGAACTGATGGTCGCCCTCCTCATCGTGGTGGGTATCCCCTGCGTCACTATCGTCACGGTGGCTTGGCTCTTCGTCAAGGGGATGAAGAAGGACCTCAAATGACTCCCCACGAAGCCGACCTGTATCACTGGATACGGGAGCGGGAAAGCGTGCGGATTAAGCGGGAGGAGGAACGCCGACCCCCGCCGTGGACTACGGACCAGATAATCCGAACGACCCGCTTCTGTAACATCCGCCGGGAGGACGACAAGGTCACTCGGTGGATCAAGGACAATTGGCGGGACCCCTACCGACACCACGAGAACCTGGCCTTCTCTATGTGTGTCGCCCGTACCGTCAATTGGCCCCTTACCCTGGGGTCCCTGGGCTTCCCCGAGGTCTGGTCCCACGACAGGTTCGTTCAACAGATGGACGCCTTGTCGGAGAACGGGTTCAAGATATGGACCGGGGCCTATATGGTCACCGGGGGGTTCTCCAAGGGCGGGGAGACCAAGCAGGAGATCATCGCCCGGGTCCTTGACGACGCCTTCCACCACTGTAGGACGATCCGAAAGAGCATGAAGCTAGAGGACGCCTGCCGGATCATCCAGTGCTCCCGGGGCCTGGGGAGCTTCCTAGCCGCCCAGGTCATAGCCGACCTCAAGTACACCCCTCTGCTTGAATACGCCGACGACTGGTGGACCTTCTGCTCACCGGGGCCCGGCTCTAGCCGGGGGCTGAACTACCTCCACGGTAGACCTCCGGGCCAATCCATTAACGCTACTCAATTCTCTAAGGAGGTCAACGAAATAAGGGTATTGATCAGTCATAACACCGGGTACGACCTGACCGCCCACGACACTCAGAACTGTCTGTGCGAGTTCAGCAAGTATGTTCGGATCAAGTATTACAAAGGCAGGGCGAAAGCCCAATACAAGGAACCATCATGATGCATATTCAGGCAAGGAACGTCAACCAGATGTTCCCCGAGGCGATGTGGCGAGTACAAATGGAGGGGGCCGAGGGTCCCTCCAGGAACGGGAGGGTCATGGCGCTCCCTTTCCCCGCCATATTGGAGTACTCCAACCCCGCCGAGCGGGTCCTGTTCGATGAGACGAGGGACGCCAACCCGTTCTTCCACCTGTTCGAGTCGATCTGGATGCTATCGGGGAGCAACGAGGTCGCCCTGCCGGCCCGGTACGCCAAGCAGATACGGGAGTACAGCGACGACGGCGTGACCCTTCACGGGGCCTACGGCCACCGGTGGAGGCTCCACTTCGGGGTCGATCAGATCGAGCAGGTTATCTCCATGCTCAGGCGGGACCCGGATACGCGCCGTGCGGTTATCGGTATGTGGGACCCCCACAGCGACCTGGATCGGGCCGGCAAGGACCTCCCTTGTAATACCCACATCTACTTCGACATCAATGCTCCATTCCTCAATATGACGGTGTGTAACCGAAGCAACGACCTGGTGTGGGGGGCCTGCGGGGCGAACGCCGTCCATATGTCCTTCCTCCACGAGTACATCGCTCGGGCGGCGGGATACCTACAGGGGACCTACTACCAGTTCACTAACAATCTCCACGTGTACGAGAAGCATTGGCCCCTATTCGACCTGGGGGTGATCTCCGACCGGGACACCGAGCCCTACTCTCAACGCCGGGTCCTCCCGGTGGCCTTGTTCGAGAACCCAGACGATCGTCACAACTTCGATGCTGATTGCCGGTACTTCACCGACCAATCCTACGATGTACGAACTGCCTACTTCGCCGGGGTGGTAATGCCCCTCCGTAAGGCCTGGGACGCTCACAAGAGCGGGGACTCTATGTGGGCCCTCCAGTACGTACAAGACTGCCTCGCCACCGATTGGCGCCTTGCTTGCAAGGAGTGGTTAGAGCGCAGGGCAAAGGTCTAGGAGGCGCGATCCTAATTTTGTGGGGTACCCTACCGGGTCCCCGCTAGAGGGCCCGCCCGCCTCGATTCTGTCTTGTTCCCGGGGGCCTATAGTCGGCCCCCTCCCTCCCCTAAATCGGGTATACTCTGAATTATGAACTTCAAAACGCTATACAACGCGGGGGCCGTGCGACGGTACCATACGCAGAACCTACTCAAGGATCAGGACCTAGCCGCCCACTCGTGGGGGGTAGCCCTAATCATCCGCGAGATCATGCCGGGGAACCTCCACCTGGTCGAGGCCGCGCTGACTCACGACCTGGCCGAGTCGATAACGGGGGACATCCCCTATACCGGCAAGAAGAAGTATCCCAAGCTAAAGCAAACCACGCTAGAGGCCGAGCGGGAGTTTGCTATGATCAATGGGACCCCCCTAAGCCTGACGCCTATCGAGTTGAAGTGTCTGGCCTGGGCGGATATGTTCGAGTGTTACCTGTACTCGATGAGAGAAGTCGATATGGGGAACAATCTGATGCGGTACGTGGTCGAAACCGCTAGGGAGGCCCTGGTTGCGATGGGGCCCCCGACCAAAGAGGCCGATAAACTGTTTAAGGAATACCGTGGCTGAAGAACAAGGTGCGCACTACAAGACTGTTCCCGGGGAGCAGCATCACGAGCGGGCGATCCGCTTGAACCTCAACTGGTACCAAGGCAATATCACGAAGTATGCCGAGCGGGCCCCGCATAAGGGCCAACTCGTGGAGGACCTAATCAAGGTACTCGACTACACCTGTATGTGGCTCGCTACGGAGAACCTGCGTCAGGATCAGCACGACCGGATCAACCGCGTCCTATCCAAACTGGACGACAACGGAACTGAACCCGGCCCCGGCTACACTAACCAAAAATAGTCTAGACGGCGCCAAAAATTCGAGTAAGATACGGTTACGCCGAAAGTAATCCAAAACCTAAAGGACCCTATGAAAGTCACCCTGCCGCGAGGCCACAATTCCACCACCGCCCGATTCGGGCGAGTGTCGAGGGGAGTCGATTACGCCTACGCAGGCTATAAGCCCGCCCCCATTCAGGTCCGTCCCTCGCTGGGCGGTTTCCTTGTCCTTTGCATCACGGTGGCCCTGTTCGCCATCGCGATCAAGTATTGAACCACTCCGAGGGAGAGGTTGATCTGGCCCGGCAGTTTCCGGGATACACGTGTAAGAGGAATCGCATCATGAAGAAGTCACTCATCGCCCTGGCCCTGCTGGCCGCCACTTCCGCCTTCGCTCTGGACATCGGAGCTGGCGTTGCCGGCGCCACCGGTACGAGCGCAACGGGCGGTAGCGCAGCCGCTGGTGGTCAACAAAGCTCGGCCCTGTTCGGCGTTTCCGGCGGCACCCAAACCGCTGCCTCCACCGGCATTTCGGGCAACCTGACCTCGGTCAACTCCACCGGCGGCACGACCGTCAGCGAGCACCAAGACGCTGCCGGCGCCACCCAAACCGGTGGTTCCCTGGGCTTCGCTCAGCAAAGCGGCTCCTCGGTGGCCGGCTCGACCTCCACCGCTTCGGGCAGCTTCGGCCTCCTGAAGGGCTTCGTCTTCATCAACCCCTAATCCGGGGGCCTGACGGCACCTAAGCCCCGCCGAGCTACAAGCCTGGCGGGGCTTTCTCTTAACCAATCGAGGAATCCATGAAACACACTCTCATCGTCCTAGCCCTGATGGCCGCGTTCAGCGCCCAGGCGCAGGAATCTACTTCTCAGTCGGGGAGCCAGTCGGGCTCCACGAGCAACTCGGGGGCCGGGGCCGTCGCCGTGGGGAACACGAACGACGCCACGGCTCAGTCCCAATCCGGCTCTCAGTCGGGGGCCACCGCTTCTACCCAGTCGGGGGCCCTCGGCAACGTGGTGGTTATCGACCAATCGGGCCCCACGTCGCAGACGGTCAATGCCAACTCTACGTCTACCTACAACGGGAAGATCGAGAACATCCAGTCGGGGACCTCGACCAACAACACCAACGTTCACTACAGCGGAACCCAGACGCTCAAGAACGTCCCGGGCATCGCGATGTCTGGACCCGCCTCCGGCCCCTGTACCGGCGCGTCGGGTGGACTGGGACTCGCTGGTCCTGGCTGGGGACTGGGTCTTAATGGGGCCAAGGTCGAACCCTCCTGCGTAGTCCGCGAGAACGTCCGCGTGATCGGCATGGCGATGCAATCGCTCGACGGCAACGCCTATCCCCAGGAGAAGGGTGAACTGATGCTCCTGATGATGGACGCTGTCCGTGGCCTCGGCGCCATGAACTCCGCGATCATCGGGGAACATGTGAAGGCTCCCAAGTGAGCGGCCTGACCTTCGGCCAGAAGGCCGCAGGGGTGTCCTTCAACCCCAGCAACAACTCCCAGGTCGATGCGATCAAGGGGAAGTTCGCGGACATCATCGACCTCCTGAACGACATCCGTAGCAAGGCGCAAGGCTCGGACGAAACCCGCATGCTCTCGATCGCAATCACCGAGGCTCAGACCGCTCAGATGTGGGCAGTCAAGGCCGTAACATGGGATCACAAATGAAACACCTGGCCCTCCTTGGGGGCCTCCTGGTAGCCTTCGGCGCCAACGCCGGGGGCTTCACGGATGAGCCTACCTGCTACTCGTGGAACGGGGGTCACAAGTCCTCCGGGTCCTTCTCCAAGTGCCAACCCGAGCTTCAAGCCTGGGTTAAACCAGCGCCTCCGCCCCCTGTAGCCTACTCGGCTCCAGTGACGGCCCCGGCGGTGGTACACCAGTCGCCTATCATGATGCCCCAGTCGCATCCGAAGCCGATCCCCCTGAAGCCGAAGCACAAGCCGAAGCCGAAGTATCACCACCCCAAGAAAGGATGCTAATCATGGGTAAGAAAAAACCCCCGAAGCCCCCACCGAAGAAGTAAACAAGGCCCCGCAAGGGGCCTTTTCTATGTGATGAGAATCGCCCGTTTCTTAGCGTGGACCGTATACATGAAGGAGGTATCGGGGGCCTCCGTCACCGACAGGTTGGCGAACGAGATAGGGTCCGCCACCGTCCCCGTAGCGGCTAGGGTGTCGGGGGCTTCCGTGACCGTTAGGCCCCCGGTAGACCCCTCAAGTACAGAGGCGGTGCTAGCTAGGGTATCCCCCGCCTCTTGTATAGATAGGTTAGCTAGCCCCGCCACCTTAACTATAGATGAGAGGCTGTCGTCTAGCTCCTGTTTGCTCAAGTTCCCGGTCGCCGGGACCGTTGCGGAAGAGGCTAGAGAATCCGCTGCTTCGGTTCGCGCTAGGGTAGCCCCCGCGATCCCCGCCGCCGAGGCCGCCAGCCCATCGGGAGCTTCTGTCCGGGTAAGGGTCGCCCCAATAGTAGCGGTGGCCGACGCAACTATAGTATCGGGGGCCTCTGTCCTGAAGAAGTCCGCGATCGCAGCCGGTGACCCCGCCGCCGAGGCTACCTGATCAGGGGCCTCCTGTACCGTCAGGCTAGCGTTGATAACCGGGAAGGGGAGTACCAGGGCCGTAGCCGATATGGTATCTGGGGCTTCAGTGCTTGTGAGGGCCCCCGTAGCGGGCGACGATACGGACGCAGCGAGGGTATTCGGGGCCTCTGCTACTCCCAGGTTAGCCGTGGACGGGGACGAGGCCGTGGCCGAGATAGCGTCTGGGGCCTCCGTTCGGGTCAGGTTAGCCGTTATCCCCGACGAGGCCGTGGCTACAATCGTATCAGGGGCCTCAGACCTGGTGAAGGTCGCCCCTGCGACGGACCCCGCCGTGGCCGAGATAGTGTTGGGGGCCTCCGTCAGAGTCAGGTTAGCCGTAGCCGGTGGGATCGCCGCTACGGTGACGGTAGAGGCTACCGTGTCCGGGGCCTCCGTGACGGACAGGTCAGCCGTAGACGTAGCCAGGGCCTCTACCGTAACGGTGGACGAGATAGCGTCCGCAGCCTCCTGGACGGCCAGATTGCCTAGGCTAGTAACGGCGGCATTAGCGGTGGTGTTAATGCCGTCGATCTTCAGCGGCTGGGTCGGGACCCCCGCCGCCGCCCCCTGCATGTATATGTAGGAGTTGACCTGAGCTTGCGTCCACGGCCCGTTTATGGTGGCGGTGGCGGCGGAAGCCCTGTTGACCCAGTCAGCCTCTATGGGTGGGTTGGAGGCGGTATCCGGGGCCGAGTCAAAGTAAACCGTCCCAGCCGACTCCCGGATACGCAGCCAGGTGTAGGGGAGGGGATTCGCGTAGTAGTTGGGCTCTACTATAGCGAACACCGTCTGTACGAACTGGTCCTGCTTTACCGCCTTCAGGACACCGTCAGCCTCTAACCACCACTGGATAGTGCGGCCGTTGTCGGGGGTCCTAACACCGAAGCCATTCTCAAGCCCTACGACATTACCTGCTGTACGTATTGGTTGGACGAACTTGTAGAACAGCGAGCTACCGAGAAAGGTGTAGAATCCTTTTGAGATTAGTGACGCTTGGTTGGCTACCGCCGCCGAGGTCAGGGTTTGGACCCCAACCCCGCCCACGAAGTCAATCGTTCCGTTGACCGTAACTGGGTTCCACTTAGCAGTGTCTAGCGGGGCCTCAAAGTTCTCCGTGAAGGTCTCAATCAGGGGGAAGGGGATCACACTAGCGGTAGCCGCAATCGTGTCCGGGGCCTCAGCGACAATAACCGCAGCCTCGGACCCGCCCTTGGCTATACTAGCTATTGTGTCCGCCGACTCGGTGCGAGTGAGGTTAGCGGTAGTGGCGACCTTAGCTGCGCCAGATATGGTATCCGCTGCTTCTGTAACGGTAAGAGTGGCGGTACGAGGGGGAGTGGTAACCGCTACATCAGAGGCTACCGTGTCGGCCCCCTCGGTAACTGTAAGGGTAGCTAGGCTAGTGGGGCCGGAAGTGGTGGGACCGTTTAGCGCGTCAATCTTCGGCATCGGGTTAGCGATACCAGCCGTAGCATTGCTTATCCAAACCCTGAAAGTGACCTTAGCGGAGGCAAGCGTTATGGGTAGCGAGCCAACCGTCCCCGAGAATTTAACAACCCACTCACCCGGTAGGGGTGGATTAGAAGCAGTGAGGGGGGCCGCTTCAAAGTAGATCGTCCCACCAGATTCCCGAAACCGCAGCCACGCATAGTTGTCTTTGACCGGGCGGAAGTTGGCCTCTATCTCCGCAATCTGTCCCCAAGTGTTATTGGTGAACTTGATGAGCGAGAGGTTACCAGTCGAGTAGATCGTCCAGTCAATCCGGTTGGTGTTCGCGGATTCAATACTGAACGAGAACTCACCGCCTGCGGGGTTGCCGGCTCCCCACCATGGGGCATCAGCTATCTTGACGAAGGCCGAGCTGCCTGCGAAGTCGTACTCACCTTGGGATTCTAAGCCCGCGTGGTTGCCGTTTACCGCTGCTGTATATGAGAGGTTGCCTGTACCCCCGGAGAAGACAACAGACCCATTTACCGTATCCGTCAGCCACTTAGAGGTATCGAGGGGTGCCTCAAAGTCCTCCTTCAGTGTCTCTATCTTAGGGTTAGGCTTGAACTGTATGGTGTAGGGCGAGGTGAGCTTAGTGTCGGGGTTAGATGTAACCCGCAACGTCTGAGTCTGCCCCGCCGCGCCGCCTGATGTGCCAGCGTACCATACCTCAAGAACAAGAACGTCACCAGTCTGTACGACAAGTGACGTGCCCGAGAACGTCTTTGACGCAATAGCGGGAGTGGTGGGAAGCTCC